TCGTATATTAGTGGAGTTGGCACTAAAGTATTTGGACAAAACACAGTCGACATTGCCAAAGCCGAAGCCAAGATCAAAGCCATCAACGCCTACGAAACCCTTGACCAAGTCAAAGGTAAAATAGCGTACGACCTTGAGTTGTTCAATGGCTATTGCCTTGAGGTAATTTGGAACAAAGCCAAGACGGCAATTGCTGAGATTTACCACATCCCTTTCAAGAATATCCGCAAAGGACTTGAAGGTGAGTATGTGTATTGCGAGGATTGGACTGACCGCAAAGCGGAGCAAGTTCACTATCAGCCATTCAACGCAACAACAAGAGAATCAAAGTCACTTTATTACTGCCAATTCTACCGACCGGGACAAGGCGAATATCCTTTGCCTGATTATGTTGGTGCATTAAAATATATTGAGGTTGACACCGAGATTTCAAACTACTATTTGAACTCAATCAAAAACGGATTCACCGCACAAACTCACATCCAGTTGTTCAAGGGAATTCCAACACCTGAAGAAGCTCGTGCAACTGCAAGACGATTCAAAGAGAATTATCAAGGCACGGACAATGCCGGTGGACTTATCATCCAATACAACGATCCACAAGAGAAAGAGTCGGTGATCAGCAACTTGCAACCGTCTGACTTTGACAAGCAATTTGACCTACTAAATAAGACCGTACAACAAGAGATATTTGTTGCACACAAGGTGAACTCACCAATGCTCTTTGGAGTGCGTGTAGAAGGTCAATTGGGTGGTCGTAGCGAGATGATTGAAGCGTATGAGATGTTTCAACAATCGTACATTGAACCCCGTCAACAAAAGATTGATGATACTTTGACTTACTTGTTTGAGTTCATCTCTCCAGTTCGTTTGGAAACAATTAACAAACCACCGATTGGAGTTGATTATGTTGCCTTGTTTACTGCTGGACTATTGACTCAGAACGAAGCTCGTAAAGAATTAGGATTTGAAGAGATTGAACCAACCGTTGCACCCGTTGCCTTGTCATCACAAAATCCTTTTGGATGGGATGATGAGCGTGACTTGGCGGTGTTTATGAAGTATGGCGAACCTGCTGAGAACTTTGAACCGATGAAGTTTGACTTCGCATCTGCGATTGAATCAGCCATCTTGAATGTGTTGAAGGAAAACAAAGGTTTGCAGATAGGTGACATCGTAAACATCACCAAACTTGATCCACAAGTGGTGGTTGATACCATTGCGAAATTGAATGATGCCAAGTTAATCAAAGGATATAACGAAGGATTGGAAGTAACCCCAAAAGGATTGGATGAAATCAGTCAACTACAAACCGAAATCGTTGTCCGTTACAAGTACGCACTTGCACCAGGAATGTCGGGTGGAATACTGATAGCCGGATCGCGTGATTTCTGCAAACAAATAGTTGGTAGCAATCGCGTTTATTCTCGTGCAGATATTGATGCGATGTCATTACAAACGGAGATTGATGTTTGGTCAAGACGAGGTGGATGGTATCACGACCCCGTGAGAGATGTGAATGTCCCACAATGCAGACACATTTGGCAACAACAATTATTAAGGAGAATTAAGAAATGACAAACTTTGTATATTTCATAAGCACCACTTATCTCAAGGACAACAGTCCGTTGAATGAGAATGTGGATGATAAGTTGCTGAAGTCAGCAATCAAAGAAGCTCAAGAGATCTATATCCGAGATGTCATCGGTTCAGGTATTTATAATGAGTTGCAGACACAAGCATTTGCAGGAACTCTGACCAACTTAAACACCACCCTTTTAGATTCATACATTGCACCTTGTTTGAAGTATTATACTCTGACCGAGGCAATGCTACCAATGACATTTAAGTTGATGAACAAATCGGTTGCATCTCGTGAATCTGACAATGCTCGTGCAGTATCGGTTGAGGAAATGACATTGATTGAAGGCAGATATCGTGACAAAGCGGAATATTATGCCAATAGGTTGCGTGATTACTTGCGTACCAACACCAACGACTATCCGTTATTCTTGAATCCAGGCAATACCTTTGACACCATCAGACCAAAGAACACCGCATTCAGCGGAGGAATTTATCTACCGACAAACTATGACGATTGTTTCTGGAACTATGACTTCCCCCACGAGGACAAATAAGTGGCAGAAGAACAACGAAGCCAAACTTCTCAAATTCCTAAAGAATGACCCTAAACCAAATCATCACAAAAATCCAAGAAGCAGCCGAAAGCCATAAGATGGTCGGTCACTTTGGTGTAGGTCAGCAGTCCAATCTCACGGTTGAGAATGTTGAGTACTATCCGCTTGTTTGGTTGTATCCTGATGGCTTTAATTTGCAATCAGCAGGTAAGTTGATGACCTACAACTTTGCTTTGATTGTGATGGATCGTGTTTTTGAATCTGAATCCAACACGATTGAAGTGCTTTCGGATACGGCTCAGATTATGGCTGACATATTTGCTTTGATTGACAACAACAATCAAGCAGATGGTGACTTTGAATTAAGCATCAACGGGAATGCCACTCCTTTCTACGATGCGAAAACTGATATACTTGCTGGATATGCAATCAACTTCCAAATCCTCACTCCTTATTTGGCTAATAGTTGCGTTGTTCCTGTGTAGTGTGCTTTGGTCAATGTTCAACTTTGAAGAAGAACAACGACCCGTACCACCGCAGATCAATGTAGAGATGCACGAAAGAATTGTAGAGCATACCAAGATAAAAAGAATAAAGCTCATTGAAGAAATCAACCACTATGACACGATATTTCTTGATACTTTTGATGCTACATCTTCAGGACTTGAAGGGGCAATCCGTCTCCATAGATTCTGCGACTCTACGAACTGCGAATAGTTATCTTGTCAAAGGTGCAATCGCACGGCAGAAAGTAGGGCAATTGATGAAGATTGTCCAAGCGGATTCCATCATCATTGACCAGCAAGATTCCATCATCGGTAAGCAAAAGACAAACATCGGATACCTGAAGGATGACAACAATGCACTTGTCAAGCGAAATAAAGCCATCTCACGAACTTTAATCAGTTACAAGATGCTGAGTGTAGTCCTAACCATTTTAAGCGTTGCAATATGGCTCAAATAGATTTATCCAAATTGCCTGATGCCTTGGATACTTATTTAGGTGACGCATCTCAAGGTTCACTCCTTCAGCAAATCATTATTGATTGGTGGAACAAGAAGGTAATCCCACCCATTTGGGCGAATCTTGATGCCAATGGAACAAACGCATCATCCAAACTTCGCCAATCGTTCGCACCAGGAAACATCACCAAGTCACCCACATCAATCAACACCATTCTTGTGGCTGAGGATTATTGGGAGTTTATTGAATACGGAAGGAAGCCAACACGAGGTGGGCATATTGAAGGCACTCCGTACTTGTGGCAATCACTTGTTCAGTGGATAGAGCAAAAAGGATTGAAACCATACGAAGGTCAATCATATGACACTTATGCCAAAGCCATTGCAAGAAATATTCACCGCAGAGGAACTAAGCCACAACCATTCCTTGAGAAGGCATTCACGGAATCAATTCAGATGGAATTGGTCAACGAGTTGAATGCTCGGTTTGGAGATTTGATATTTAGTGAGGACATAAAAATCTAACTAAAAGGAAAATATATTTGCATTACTGATTTATTTATTTTACTTTTGCTCTCGTTATGGATTACACGAAAGCAATTGAAATCATCAAACTGAAAAGACGACAAGGTCTTTATCAGATTGTCGCAAGAAAAACGGGAGTATCGCTTCCAACTGTTCGCAAGTATTTAGTTGAGGGAAACATCGTTTCTCCCAAAGCAAAAGCCGTCATTGAGATTGCATTGAGGGAGGTGTCGAATGATTGAGTTGGCAATTAACGGATGGATTCTTTCCGTTCCTGGTATCGTGCAGGTAGAGAAATACATCTACACGATTGAAGCCGTTGATCATTGGTTAATTAAAAACCACATTGATGAGCTGCAAGAATATGTCAACTCACGAGAAGTGGGATTCGGTGATTGCGTTGCAACTGAATTTGATGGCATTAATTCTGAGGCATTCTTCAACAACGAAGTGGACAAGTTCACTGTGTTATTTATGCTCGGACAACAAACTAACTTTTTATAACT